AGCATAACCGAAGAAGGCACTGAAGAAGCAACTGGTGTTTCTGGAACAGGGGCAATCGGTGCAGAAACTCCAGAAATGTCAGAAGCTGTTTCTGGGTTGGCTGGCAATGGCGGGGTTGGAACTTCTAGCTTTGAATTAACCAAACCTCAATCTGGCGTGGCTGGAAACGGTGGGGTTGGTGTTGAAATTCCTGTCGCACACCCAAGCGGAGTTTCTGGTGGTGGTGGCACAGGCGCGGTTGGCGTTGAAGCTCTTGAAATATCAATTAATGAAACTGGGGTTGGTGGCGCGGGTGCAATCGGATCACCATCATTTATTGCTGATTTATCAGTCGGGCCTTCTGGAGTTTCTGGTGATGGTGAAGCTGGATCAGAGGCAATAGAGACGAACAAAAATTCCACTGGTCTTGCTGGCACAGGAGCGGTTGGTGCAGAAATTGTTCAACTCTTCCCAAGCCAAAATGGAGCTTCTGGCTCTGGAGGGGTTGGATCAGAGGCAATTGATATATCAATTGCTGAAACAGGAGTTTCTGGCGCAGGTGGTGTTGGCGCAATAACCGAAGAAGGAACTGAAGAAACTACTGGCGTCAGCGGAACAGGTGGTGTTGGCGCTGAAGTAATTCAGCTAGAAATCGTTGAAGTTGGTGTGTCTGGCACAGGTGGGGTTGGCAATGAAAGCATCCAAACGGATGTCACCATAACAGAAACTGGTGTTGGCGGCACAGGCGGTGTTGGAAGTGCCGTTCCAGAAGAAGAGTTTGGTTGGGGTGCGGGAACGTGGGGCGATGGAGCTTGGGGAGACATTGCTGGTAGGCCACACCCATCTGGTGTAAACGGCGCAGGCGGCGTTGGAACGACTGCTGTCTTGCTGATAACAACTTGGGGTCAAGGTGGCTATGGCGAAGGAACGTGGAATTGAGGATGAATGAATGAATTATACAGAGCTAAAAGCCAACATCCAAAATTTTCTAGAAGATGACTCGACTGAGTTCGTCGCCTCAATAGACACAATAATAGCACAGGCTGAAGAAATGGTTTTTCAGAGGCTTCCTAATATGCCTTGTTTTCGTCAAACATCCGCTGCAGCGAATCTCGTGGCAGGGACAGCTTCATATACAATACCAACAGCACGGATGATCCGACAGGTATCAATTACAGACACAAATGTTGTCACGTATCTTGACCACAGAGTAGATTCTTACATTCGTGATTATTGGCCAAATGCCACGACGCAAGGCACTCCACGAATGTACAGCACAGATAGCGCAGGAACGGCAGGAACGGTCATTACGCTGGCTCCCACACCCTCCGCGGCCTTGGCCTATAGCGTAGATTTTATTGCCCCTGAGACGGGATTAAGTAATGCGAATCCAAATACTTGGATTGCAACAAATGCATCAACAGTTCTACTTTCTGCGGCTCTGTTTGAGGCATCGGCGTTTTTAAAAGCGCCAGAGACTCTTTCTCTCTATAAAACTCAACTTGACGAAGCAGTCCAGTTCACAGTACAAGAGATGCAGAGGAACTATACAGCAGAATATAATGGAGGCATATAATGGCTATCACACAAGCAATGAGTACACTCTTTAAAAAAGACGTATTGTTGGGCGACCATCATCTCGACAGCGACAGTATTTATATTGCGCTGTATACGAGCAGCGCGACACTGAGCGCGGCAACGGATGGTTATATAACCAGTAATGAAGTTGCCAACGGCAATGGATACACTACAGGCGGCAACGCATTGTCTAGCAAGGCGGTCACTGAAAACAGTACAAGTGGTGTTTTTGATGCGGCTGATCCAGAATGGACAAGCGCAACATTCACAGCCCGTGGTGCTTTGATTTACAACAAAACGCTAGGCGATGCATCTTCAAACGCAAGAGGCGCAATTGCCATTCTTGATTTTGGCGGTGACTTTTCTGTTTCTGGTGGTACTTTTAAAATTGTATTCCCAGCAGCAACTGCAAACAATGCAATTGTAAGGATCGACTAAAATGGCTTCAACCTATGACAATGACTTACGCCTCAATGAAATGGCGACTGGCGATCAGTCGGGCGCATGGGGAACAGTCACGAACCTAAACTTGGAAATGATTGCGGAGGCGTTCAGCTACGGAACACGCGCTATTGCGAATGCCTCCACAGACAACATAACACTTGCGGATGGCGCACTTGATGCTGACCGTAGCATGTATCTAAAGCTGACTGGTGGTGGTCAGGCTTGCACAGTAACATTTTTACCAGCGACCATCTCAAAGGTCTGGCTAATTGAGAATGCAACCAGCTATACTCTGACATTCACCCAAGGATCAAGTGGTGCAAATGTTGCAGTGCCTGCTGGTCAAGTCAAAATGATCGCTACAGACGGTGGGGGCAGCACAAACGGCGTTGTCTACGATCTTTTGACAGACGTAAATCTGGCTGGGACAACTGTCATGTCTGCTGCATCAATTGATGATGTCGCAATAGATGGCAAAGTCATTACGATGACTGGATCGTCAGGCGACACAGCCACAATAACTGTTGCAGCAGATGGTGCGTTGGAAATAGCGACTACAGATGCAGCAGCGGCTGCGGGTCATATTACTTTAAAGCCAGATGGAAGCCTTTTCTTGAATGAAGGCAGCACGGCTGTTGGTGAATTTAAAGGTGTGTCCAGCGACCTTGTCATCAAGTCTAAAGTTCAAGACAAAGACATATTGCTGAAAGGTGATGATGGAGGTGCAGAAATTACTGCATTGTCTCTTGATATGTCTGCGGCTGGCGCGGCTACGTTCAACAGCACTGTTACTCGCTCTTTAACACGAGGCTCTATTGACGTTGGAAATAGCTCTGGCGTGTCTACACCTTTAGCTGCTGGGACAAGTGGTTATTTTCTGAAATCTGACGGAACTGATGTGGCTTGGGCTGATATCCCCAGTGGATTTATGGGAAGCGTTATAACAGTTAGTAGCAGTGGTGTAACCACCTTAACCGCAGCACAGTCTGGTTCTTTAGTCAACGTTACAAATTCAGCGGCTATTATTAAATTACCCACAGCAGCGGCAGGATTGTTTTTTGGTTTGAGAAACACCACAGATACAGACATATTAATAAGGCAAGCCTCTGGCGCTGTGTATATGAACTCTAAATTTATGCCGTCAGTAGTAAGAGAGACTGATGGTTTTGTTATTATTGTAGGTGTTGATAGCACTCATTGGGTGGCAGATTATGACGCTCCATCAGGCAATGTAATAACTAGATTTTCTAACTCAAGCAATACTAATGGTTATACAGCCACATGGAACACAAGTCCAAATGTTACGTCTATTGGCATCTTTATGCAAGGTGGACAAAACTATATGAGCTACGGTTCCGTTGGTGGAACCACCGTTTACTATGCAGCAGGATTTGGAGGAGTCTCTTATTCTGAAAAATTAGTTACATCTTCTTTGCCTACATCATTAACTATCTCTGGGAACCATATGCCAGCCAGCCAATCAGATGCTGCAAACCCACCTAGCTCTTCTAGGCTGCGTGTAAACGGTTCAGGAGTTGATATGTATGCTGGATATCCGCAGGGAGGTTATGCGTATGCCTACAATCCCACCTCGCTCAACGCTAATGGTGGAACAGCAACAGGTGGCGATTTTAACGCTAGTGGCGGTCAAGGCAGAGCGAGTGCTGGAACCACTTACAACAGCTCTAACGTTGTCCTTTCTGGTGCGGCTGGAAGCGGTTCGCCAGCAGGAACTGGTGGAAGAGCCTACAATGGCACTTCAAATTCTGGGACAGGCAAACTTTATGATGGCACTACTTGGACGTCAAACCAAGCGTCAGGTACGCAAAGTTTTCGACATGCTGGGGGTACAGGCGGCAATGATGGCACTGCAACTGCTGGGGGAGCAGGAGGGACTAAGGATGGCAGTTCTGTTAATTGGGCAGGTTATGTAGGAAAAGAGTTCTACCTGCCTCCTGGTGGGACTAATGCAAAGCCCACTGCGGAAGGATATGAGTCTAACTTATATTTTGGTCATAATGACAGAGACAAGGGGCCAGATGGAGCAGGATTTGGGGTGGCTCCATCAGACTTAGTTTTGCTGTTTGGCCCATCCTCTTCCCCGTTGTTTACTAGGACTACACAATCATTGGGAGCATCAAACTTTGGTGGCCCTAACCCTGTTCCGGGACAAGCTGTCATAATAGAGTTTAAAGGATAAAACAATGTACGATGAAGCAGTGTTGAATTTGTATGCCAACAATTACCCTAATTCTATGACCGATGAAGGGACAATGGCTGTTGTAAAACAATTACTTGAAGCAACGGATTGGATGGGTCTTTCAGACACTCCCACCATGACAACTGCTTGGGCAACGTACCGTGAAACTTTGAGGAATCTTGAAAACTCTTCAAATTGGCCTGTTCTTAATCTTGAAGAGTGGCCTCAAAAGGTGGTCGAATGAAACTTATCCCTCCAGAATTAATGCACAAAATTAAAGTCGTGCATGGTGAAATGAAAGACGCAAAGAAAAAAGTTATGCACTCAGCATATTGTCACCCAGACTTTACAAAGGCACACAATGATCTAGTAGATGTGACCTCTTGGGTTAGACAAGTTTATTTTGACCATGCCAGATATAGATGAGCGCGTCTCTGCGCTGGAAAGGGATG